CCTGCTTGCTCAGATCCACATTCTGCAGGCTCTCTGCGGTCTCGTTGTAGGCCGCGCAGTCAATGTAATCGTAATCCCTGCCGTTCTCCCGCAGCACGCGCACTGTGAATATCGCCCTGCGCATGCCGTTTTTCAGTGTCCAAATGCTGGGCACCCTTTTCAGAGTGCCCTCTACAACCGCCTTATTCAGCGCCATTCTTCTCTTCCACCTCCGCTTCTTCGTTCATGTCGGTAATGTCTATGTACTCTGCCGGCTCAGCAAACATATCCTCGCTGATGCTGGTCTTGATCGTCTCATCGCTGGCCACCTGGCGTGCAAAATCGGTCTTCAGCGGCGCGTATTTCAGCACCCGCTTCAGCACGGTCTTCTTGGCCATCTCTTCAAAGTTCGTAGTCCAGGGACTGAAATATCCCTTCTTGTATGCCTCGCTGAAGGTCTGTGCATGCCGGCGCACATCGTCCATGCTCATGCATTCAAATCCGTATCCGCCGTCCTTTGTGCGGAATGTGGCGTATACATACACCGGATCTCCCCTGTCCTGCATCGCCGGCTTATGCTTCAGCACCGGGTTCAGGCCCAGCTCATACTCAAATTCATCATTTGCGTATACCACCTGTGCGCCAATGGTGCTTACTTCGCCGCTCCTGTAGGCCAGGTCGATCAGGCCCTTGTAGCCCAGCTGGAACTGGCATTCGTTTTCGCCCTTCTTGCCGTTCCAGCGGGGAATCAGGTATGCCTGTCCCAGCGGCGTGTTCACTTCCATACCCAGCTGTGCGCTGGTCATCATCGCCCCCAGAAAACTCTGGGGGCTGCATTCGGCCAGCTTCGGATTGCTGCTGATCGCGCTCAGCACAATCCTTGTGAATCGCTCAGGGGTTATCACGCTCGGCAGCGCCTTGGCAATCTCCCCCTGCATCCTCTGTATGTATCCCTGAATCGTGCTTCCCGGCTTCTTTGCCGCCAGCGGGGCCGTCTCCGCCGCCTTCGCAATCTTCCCTGCCATCATTCGTCCTCCTGGCCCTCTTCGCCGTCCTCGTCATCTCCTGCCATCACAGTGCCCATCTCGCGCAGACAGTTCAGCATGTTGGCCGCTTCCCACATCTGATCGCCCACGATTCTGTGCATGGATTCAAAGAAATGCAGCAGCGTCTGCACGCCCAACGGGCCGTTGTTTGCTGTGCGCATTTCGGTTTGTCCGTCAAGGCGGTTGCAGCTCAGCACCATTACGGTCTCCATGTCCTCAAATACGGTTTCCTTATCGCCCACGCGGATAATGATCGTTGCCTTCTGCATGTCCTCTGCCTTCATCTCTGCTGCCGGAATTCCCATGCTCTTCTTCATATCCATTGTTCATATCCTCCTCATCATTCATAAATCTTAAAGGGCCGCGTATGCGTCACCTTGAAGTACGGGTTCAGGTTCAGTCCGGGGTTGTCCGCCGCGAAGCGCTTGTAATCGAATGTGCTGCGGCTCTGCTCCTTCCAGCTCACCTTCCATTTGCCGGCGCGGCCGCTGTCGTAATCGCCCATGTCCAGCATGATCTGCTGCTTGATCGCTTCCTGCTGCCGCTGGATGTCCTTCTCCTGCTGCTTGAGCCGGCTCAGCTCGTTCAGCATGCTCTCCCTGCCGAACAGGTCTATCGTTCCCGGCACGCTGCCGCCGCGCATATCCAGTATCGCTTCCGTGTCGCAGTCCAGCCCGCTCACCGGGGGCGGCGTTCTGTCCAGTACGTGCTGCCAGAATGCCTCCTCCATCCGCATCAGCTTCGTGATCTCTTCCTCATCGCGCTCGATCTCGAATGTCAGGAAATCCACGCCCAGCACCAGCACTGCCAAATGCCATTTCGGAAGCCCCGTCACCATCAGGTAGTGCATGCACTGCGCATAGTATTCCGCCGGGAAATCGCCGTTCTTGAATCGCTTAATGTTCAGCGCGTTGGTGGTCTTGCATTCAAGGCCCGCCAGCTCACCCACCACCAGCCTGTCCACCGATGCGTGGGCATAGGGTATATCCTCGTTCACCAGTATGCTGTTCTCCCGGCGCACCTTCTTGCCGGTCTTCTTCATGAACCTGTGGGCAACATAGTCCTCCAAATCGTGGCCCAGCCGCACGGGTTCCTTGTCGCTTATGTCCTCCGGCTCCCGCTGCCCGGTCTTCTCCAGCCACAGCGTGTATGCGCTGCCGTATTGGCTCATGCCCATAATCGCCGCCGCATCGCTGCCGCCGATGCTGTTCTTGCGTATCTCCAGCCATTCCTCATGGCTGCCGTAGCGTATCTTCTCTATCTTACCCATTCATTTTCTTCCTTCCGGCCTTTTGTTTCGGTGTTTCAACTGCCTGCTCAACCGGCATGCCCCTCTTTATGCGGAAATAAATCGTACTTTTCGGAAGCCCTGATATGTCGGCCAGCTCCTGCATCGTGTATCGCTTCCCCTTGTATTCCAGGGTGACATTTACAATGCCGGATACCCGTGTGCAATTCCCGGGGCATCGGTTCCTTGTGCAGTTCAGGCATATCGCTGCTGCCTCCGGTGTGCTGTGCGCCGGAACATTCTTCTTGATGCGCATCGGCGTTTCCACAGTCTCTATCTTGTGCCCGATCGGGTTCATCTGCGCATCGAATCGAAAGTTGTATGGCCTATTTGTGCGCATATCCGCCTGCATCCCTCCTGCCGTCCCTGTAGCTCTTGCGGATCCTCGCGTTGTAATATTCGCAGAATCCTACTCCAAAGAAGAAAAGTCCAAAGCACTTCACCACTTCCAGAAAAACCTTCATCCTCATTTCCTCCTAAGTTCATTTTCATCATGGAGCCGGTGGAGGGATTCGAACCCTCGGCCTACTGCTTACAAAACAGCCGCTCTTCCGCTGAGCTACGCCGGCAAATACCCGGTTTTTGTTGAGGTTTTTCCGCCAGGAAACCGGGAAAACTCTGGCGTGCAGGTGCCTTATATCACGGCAGCATGGGGCTTTTCGGCCATACTGCCGCAGGCACCAGCCGCAGTAGGAGTCTGCGGCCGGGCTTCTCGCCCATCGAACCGAAAGGAGTAGCCCCCGTCCCAAGGGACTGGTGGGCCTTCAGGGATTCGAACCCTGGCCTACCCGGTTATGAGCCGGGTGCTCTAACCAGCTGAACTAAAGGCCCCTGCCGCTGCTCCCCAACAGCCAGTCCAGGAATGCGCCCTTCGGAATGCGCACCGTCTCTCCGGCTACGCACACCGGGAATCCCAGCCTGCTGGCATCCTGCTGCGCCTGCCATCTAAGTGTGTTCGGCGCTATGCCTACCAGCGTGCCGATATCTTCCACCGTCAGGTATGTCCTCGGATTTGCCTTCACCTGATCCAGCGTTGCCATCTCTTTCCCTCCTTCTTATTTGCCCAGCAGCTTTTCAACTGTCGTATCCAGCGCTGCTGCAATCTTTCTCAGCGTCACCAGGCATACGTTCTTTGCCTTGCCGCTCTCAAGCACCCATATGGTCGTGCGGCTCACTCCGCTCTTGCGGGCCAGCGCCGCAGCCGTCATCTCTTTCTTATATCGAATTTCGCATACTTTCGTTTTCATTGCTGCCTCCATATGTTCATTTTGCTGTGCATGTGCTATAATCACTGTGAAAGGGTGTGTTCGTTGTGCGAAGATTCGTATCTCTTCTGGTACTGTTGCTCTTGCTTTCTTCTGTGGCCCTCGCGCATAGCGGAAGTTTGGATGCCAACGGTGGTCACTGGGATCACTCAACCGGAACTTACCACTTCCATGATGGCATTCATACGGAAGGTTCCTCTGGTAGCTCCGGCAGCAGTTCGCAAAAAGCCGCCGGGTATGTATACAGTCCAGCAGGTGTCAGCAACAAAGATCCCATGTCTACTCCAAAGGAGCTAATGCCAATGACTATCGGTAACATATTCCTGTTCATCTTCATCGGTTTTGCTGCAGGTATGGTTATTCTCGCCGTGTATGCTCATAAAGCGCGTGAACATGAATCCCAACTAGCCAATGATGCTGTACTCCGCGAGAACCAGGCCCTGGAACGCGGCAAGCAAATAGCAAAGTCCGATTTGCAGAACCGTGAACAAGCGCTTGCCCAGAAGCAAAAGAATCTTGCAGAAAAGGAAGCAAAATTCCTGGATGAAGCTCAAAAGATAAAGGATTCTCTTCCGCCGGTCGAAGCTACCTATCAGGTTTTAATAGCCGATGGTGCGTTAAGATCGCTATATCATAGAATTGATTCTGGTTGCATAAAGACAGGAATGACTGTTTCTATGCAAACTGCCCGTGAACTGAAACTTCGCCCTTGTGATCGTTGCAAACCCAGAGTCCCCGCAGGCTTGCGTGTCCCTTCATTCCCTTGCTATAAATCCGGTGACATAATTCCTGTCGAAGAACTTAAAAATCGCACTTCGCTCCACCGCTAATTCATGCGGTTCTATCATTGAAAAACCTGTCCGCCGGCACATTAAGCACATTGCAGATCGCTTCCAAGTCCTGTGCATACATTGTGCGTTTGCCGCACATAATCGCACTGAATGTTGTGGGAGAAATGCCAGCCTTGCTGGCCACTACGCCATGCTTGATACCGTTGTCATCAAGATATTTGCGTACTCGCTCAAATATCTTCATGTCATCGCCTCCTTTCAAAATCCAGCAACGCTGGAACTGTATGCACTATAACACAGATGTTCTGGAAAGTCAATAGGTTTTTCCAGTGTTTCTGGATTTTTTTATTGACATTGCGCAAAAAGTGTGTTTTAATGGTCTCGGTGATTGAAATGAAAAAAGAAATCGGAAAAAGAATCAGAGAATATCGAAAGCTTGCAAAACTGAGCCAAATTGAACTGGCCGAAAAGCTTTCCGTAACCAATCGTGCTGTGTCTAACTGGGAATCCGGCGCCAATGGCGTTGATGTTGAATTGATTCCTGCAATCTGTGAAGCATTGCATATCAGCCCTAACGATCTTATGGATACTCCGTCAGTTCAGACTTTTTCTCCAGCTGCCCTAAAGATTGCCAGAGCTTTTGACGAATTGGATCCGCTGGATCAGCAGCTTGTGGAAAGTGTAGTGCGCATTGCCAGTAAGCGTCCGAAGAGCATGCATGTCGTACCCGTAATCGGCACTTTGGATGCCACCGGCGAATTCGAAACGAAGTATGCCGCACTCATGGAGCAGAAGGAACTGAATTTGGGAACTAAGGGATCAACCTAACAATCTTTGCTCCGGGCCGAGCGCCGGTGTTCACGTATATGATCCGGCGCTCCCGGTCTATCCATCGCTCAATGTCCGGCTGCTCCGGGCAGAATATGTGGGTAATCGAATATGAATCCAGCATGGGGGTGCGGCGGCCTGCCGCGCCTTCTTTCATATCATCCCTCCCTTCAGTATTGCGCCTCAACCAGCGCCAGGTATCTGTCATCAAATGTCTTTACCACATGCGTCTCGTCTGCGTATGGTGCGCAGGCCAGGTTGCGGTATATCGTCTTCATCGGCGGCACTATTATCTGCGTCAGCTCCGGGCATTGCGGCAGATATACGTAATCCACATCGTATCTGTCGGTCAGGGATGCTCTTCTTGCCTTCGGGGTGATGTTCTTGCGCGGCATGGTATTACCTCCTTCATTGGTCTGTCCATTGTGTTAAATCGCAAAAATGCTGCGTGATATAATTGACACCGCAAATATACTGCGATATAATGAATAAAAAAGTGAGGTGATGCCTATTGGATGAAAAACGAATCTTTGCAAAGTCCGTTGGTGAACGGCTTGCGGAAGTCCGTGCCGCACTGACCACACCAACATTCCAGCGCGAGGTCGAAGAAGCGATCGGCGTGAACCCGAACAATCTTTCCAATTGGGAGAAGGGTCATCATCCGCCGCCGTCCTTCCTGCTGAAAAAGCTTTGCGAATACTATGGATGTTCAGCGGACTATGTTCTGGGCCTTCGCCCAAGGAAGTACACTGCTCAGCAGAAACGCCTGATCGATAAGATCGACATGCTGGATGACTACGAACAGGAAGCGGTCGAAGCGCTTGTGGATAGCCTTGCGGCAGCACATCAGCGGCTCGATGGCTGAAATTTACCACGCAACACAAAAAATGGCAAGGATATTATTTTATCCTTTGAGTACCATTTTGATACCAATCCGTACCATTTGGCCAACCAAATCGGATATTATAATATCCCTGCCGG